TTGGAATGGGAAGAACTTTGGGAAGCCGCCATGAGCAAAGGTAAAGATCGTGTTTTAGCTGGAGATTATAGCAAATACGATGTGCGAATGCCTGCTCAAGTCACAATTGCTGCTTTTGACATTTTGATTGACATTGCAGAGAAATGTGACGGTTACACTGATGAAGACATCCATTTGATGAAGATGATTGTGCATGAAGTTGTGTATCCGGTAATGGCTTATAATGGTGACTTGATTCAATTGTTTGGTACTAATCCTTCGGGACAAAACCTTACAGTTATCATTAATTCTATGGTTAATTCTCTGTTGTTGAGGAGCTGTTTCTTTTCGATTTATCCTGAAAAGGATTTTAAAGAGAACTGTGCTTTTCTAACATACGGAGATGATGTCATTGGAACTGTTGATGAATCATGTTCAAAGTTTACTCATATCACTTATGCTGACTGGTTGGCAGAACATGATATGAAATTCACCATGCCTGATAAGGAGTCAACGCCAACACATTATATGACTGAAAATGATGTGGACTTCTTGAAACGTAAGTGTGTATTTAATGAAGATCTTGGACAAAAAGTGGGACTTCTTTCAGAAGATTCTATTTTCAAACGTCTTCATGCACATTTGCTTTCAAAGGAACTTACTCTACCAGAACATAGCGCTCAGAACATTGAAAGTTCTTTGCATGATTGGTTTTACTATGGTCGTGATGTATTTGAAGATCGTAGGAGTAAGCTCCAACAAGTTGCGCAGAAGTGTGAAATCGAACATTTGTGCCCTGCCCTCAATGTTTCCTATGACAAGCGAGTCAACCATTGGAGACACAAGTATCTTGGCGAAGAACTTGAAGAGGACGAAGAAATCGTAAGCCTGGAGTAGAGCTTATCTACTCGCCCAGTTCTCGATCTGGGACCTACGGGATAGCAAAATCGGTGTGTATATATGGATACCAGTGTGTATGTAACTTTTGTGTACTTTTGTATATATAGACTAGGCTTTGTACATATCGACATTCCCCTCGTGGAATACCTCTTTTTAGGGGAGAAGTTAGTCACTTCAATGTAAACTACGCCACTCTTAGCACTGAGCAATGCTTTGAGATTGTAAATATCGCTTACTAATGTTAATAATGTAAATAACCAAAATGGCTCGGTGGGATCGGCCAAAATGTATCCCACAACTTGGCACGTTTTGTGCAATCTCAAAGAATACGGTATTAATCCCAACAAGTTTGATAAATTGTTCCGTAAGCATAGGCATTCGCTTGGTGAAAGAATTTCATCCTTAGACCGAGTTCCAATCAAGCCTCTCGATCCAAGCGATCTATTAGGATCAATAGATTCGGCTTTTGAAATGTTATCTCTCAAAGATGTGGAGAGAACAATTCCAAGGCCTAGGAGTCTTAGCCGTGTAACTGAGAAAATTGAACCACCAGAGGCAGTACTTGAACCTCAGAGTGGTACTGAATTTTCTGTTTCTTATGCTCCAGATTCTATAAAGACAACAAATCTTAAGTTTTTGGATGATGTTTCCCCGAATATGTATGAGGTCGTCAGTTCTATGGATGAAACTCGTATGGGGGAAGATACAGGAGATGTCAGTTTGGGTGAGTTCTTCGCACGCCCAGTTAAAATTTACGAAGATGAATGGGGAACAGGTCTGGCTTTGGCCGATTCCTTTGATCCCTGGTCACTCTTTTTCAACAACAAGAGAGTCGTTAACCGTATTGCCAACTTCAATTTGCTGCGATCAAAGCTTCATCTTAAAGTTGTGTTGAATGGTAATGGATTTCAGTATGGAAGGGCCATCTTGGCTTATAATCCAATTGATGCACTCGATAGTTTTGCACCGTCTACTCTTGTGGACCAAGACATTGTGCAACTGTCTCAACTGCCGCATCTTTACTTGAATCCAACAACTTCTCAAGGTGGTGACATGGTTCTACCTTTCTTTTACCATCTTAATAATGTTAAACAAGCCACCGCCGATTACGATCTGCTTGGTTTGTGTTTGTTGAAATCGATTAATGTTCTGAAACATGCAAACGGTGCGTCAGACAAAGTGACAATTTCTATCTTTGCGTGGGCTGAAGACATCACTCTTGCTGTTCCCACTTCACTCGACAATCCACAACTTATTCCACAGTCTGGAGAAGTCGATGAAGCAAATATGAAAGGAGTGATTTCTAAGCCGGCTACTGCCGTTGCTAATATAGCACAGATGGCAAGTACTATACCCGCCATAGCTCCATATGCGAAAGCTACTGAAATGGGAGCGCGTGCTTTAGCCGGGGTCGCTTCTGCATTTGGTTACTCTCGTCCTGCCGTGACCAAAAATCCAGAACCCTTTAGAAATTTTCCAACATCATCGTTAGCTCTGACAAATGTGCCAGATAATGCTCAGAAGCTTACTGTTGATGACAAGCAAGAGTTGACCATTGATCCAAATGTCTCTGGTGTTGCGTCAGGAGATGTTTTGGACATTAAATCAATTGCTGGCCGTGAGTCTTATTTGGCCACTTTTGATTGGGCCGTTGGCACGGCCCCCGACACATTGTTATGGAATAATAGAGTCACCCCTGTGATATGGAATGAATCAGGTACGCCAACTGCATATCATTTGCCTGCATGTGCAATGGCAGCATTGCCATTTACATACTGGACTGGAACCTTGAACTTCAGGTTTCAGGTTGTTGCTTCCAATTATCACAAAGGTCGCTTACGTATTTCATATGATCCCAACTTTTTCGACGCGCAGACTGAGTTTAATGTCAACTATTCTCATATTGTTGATATTGCTGAGAAAGTCGATTTCACGGTTAGTGTTACCAATGGTCAAGATGTTTCTTTAATTGACCACCATTATCCTGGTATTCAGTCTATGACAGAAACCTGGAGTACTACTCGGTACACGGCCAAAGAAGAAGGGAATGGAGTTTTGCAGGTGACTGTTCTTAACGAACTCACGGTACCCAACTCA